TAAAAGAAAAAGTCGTGGAGTTCATAAAGTCTTGCGCTCGGTGCAAGCATAGACCTATAGGCGCAATGATGTGCGAGGAGTCGTGCCATTATGAGCCAAAGGACGAGCCACAGGCTATTAGATGTCCGAAGTGTGGGAGAACAGATTATATCAGAGATATGGAAAAAGATATGGGCATTAAAGATTCTCATTATAAGTATAAGTGCATCAACTGTAACACATACATCAAGGACGAGCCACAGACAGAAAGAGAGGGCGAGTGATGAGAGATGAACGCAACGATTTAATCAGAGTCGGTGATGCGATAGATGCTATTACAGATTGGTTATGCGAGGATGAACTGCGACACAATATTGAGCCTAACCGCAGAGTCAATAAATTCTTTGCGAAAGTAATGTTGGAGAATGTACCAAGAGCAGACCGCAAGACCGAGAACAGTTCGGAAAAACCGAACAACTCAACTTGTTCCAAAATGGAACAAGTTGGAAAGGAGTAGCGAATGACAGAGCGTGAAAACATATTTATCCGCATACTCAAAAGGCTCGGCATCATCGTAGAGGTTGAAGTCAGCAAGGAAGATATGTGCAAGCAAGCACAGAGCATCTGCAATCACGATTGTGAGCATTGTGCTTGGCAGACGGAAAGGAGCGAGTAGATGACGATAGGTGGAGCAATAGCAGAACTGCAAAACTTGATTGATGCAGACGATGTGCCGTTCTACTACAAGAGCGGTATCAAGAAGGTTATCGAAACCATACAGATGGAATTTAACGAACAAAACAGGCGGCTCAATGAGATAGCGCACAGACTTGACCTCCACGAAAAAGCGATGGCAAAGGCGATGCGTGACACAGCTGATACTCTGCAAGAGGAAAGGAGCGAGTGATGACAAACGAAGAAGCAAAAATGTTTCTTGACAACTTGAAGGTATGCATACATCAATAAACAGGCTGAAGAGTCGGATACTCCGCAGACGGATTGTGACCACAAGTGCATACAGACCGAAGTAGGTTGTGAGCAGACGGATTGTCCGTGGAAATAACATTGGCACAGCATAGGGCGAGGCATATACGTTAATTCTTTTTTTCTCAAGTATTATCAGCCTTTTCCGAACCACGCTTCGCCCTATGTGGAGCATATAAGGAGAATATGAAAACTGAAGAATGAAAGCAAAAGAGTTTCTGAAACAATATGAATATGCTGACCGCAGAGCCAAACGGCTCAAGGCAGAGTATGAAAAAGAGATGGTGCTCATCGATGCTGTGAGATCTCCGTCGGATAACGATGGGATGCCGCACGGATCAGGGACATCAAAGCCTACGGAGGATAAGGCGCTCAGACTTGCAGAAGCGGCGAAAGCATGGAAGCTGGCAGAGTATGACGCGATCCAGGCAAGGCAGGAAGTGTTCAAGGTGATACACGATATCGACGGCATCGAGGGCGATGTACTCCTTGAGAGGTATATCCATTTCCATAAGTGGGAAGAGATCTGCATACTGCTGCACTATTCATGGCAGGGGATTCACCTCGTTCACAGACGAGCCCTCGCTATTGTCGAGAATAGATTGAAATATACTGTACTGTCATGATTTAGTGTAGTAGGACAATAAGGACAGCGAGAGAGTCGGGATCACCGGCTCTTTTGCTTTGTGGTGAATTATGTATAACGAACGCTCTTTAGACAACTTAATAACGCCTGAGGAGCTGAACGCCCGATTAACGCCCGAAGAACGCAAGAAAAACACTTCTAAGGCGGGGCAGGCCTCGGGAGAGAAGCGAAGCCTTAAGGCCTTGACAAGGAAGTGGGCTGAAGCGGGCGGCTATGAAAAAATGCTCGAGGTCGCTGATGAACATTTAGACAATCCTCGCTTCTGGGAAATGCTCGCATCACTTCTCGGAGAACCGCCAACTACACGCATCGAAGCAGAGATAGAAGACCGGACCCTGCACGTGTTTATAGACGATGGATCTGAAGATTAAGCTGAACAAGCCGTATAAACCTTATCTGTGTGACTACTCGCATCGCTTCGAGATCTATTACGGAGGCGCAGGCTCAGGCAAGTCGGTATTCATTGCGCAGAAGCTGATACTCAAGGCGCTCACAGAGAAGCGCAAGGCGCTGATCATGCGTAAGGTCGGCGCTACACTGAAGGACTCTGTCTGGCAATTGGTGCTGGATATCCTCGTTGAGTGGGGACAGTACGGCAAATGCAAGATAAATAAGTCAGTGTTCACTATCGAACTTCCGGGCGGCTCCATTCTCCTCTTCAAGGGTATGGATGACAGCGAGAAGATAAAGTCCATCACCGGCATCACAGACATATGGGTGGAAGAGGCAACAGAGTTCAGCGAGGAAGACATCGAACAGCTTAACCTGCGTCTCAGGGCAAAGGCAGACAGCCTGCAGATGTTCTTCAGCTTCAACCCTGTCAGCAAAGCCAACTGGGTATATCGCAGATGGTTCAAGGATGGCGTGATCATAACGGACGACACAGTCATCCACAAGAGCACCTACAAGGACAACCGCTTCCTGCCGGATGACTACATCGCAACCATCGAGAAGATGGCGAGGACGAATCCGACATACTACCGCATCTATGCACTGGGTGAGTTTGCAAGCCTCGACAAGCTGGTCTTCAACAACTGGCGTGTCGGAAGCATAGAGGATACGCACGATTGGGACCTGCTCTGCGGTCTCGACTTCGGGTTCACGAACGACCCGACTGCATTCGTGGTCAGCTTCCTCAAGGATCGCACCCTCTTCATCAGCAAGGAGTATGTGAAGACCGGGCTTCTGAACGATCAGATCGCTGCAGTCATCCGCGAGCTCGGCTTCAGCAAGAGCACGATTATCGGAGACTCGGCAGAGGTCAAGAGCATCGAGGAGCTGAGAAGGGCGGGGCTGTATCGCATCTATCCTGCAGCTAAGGGGCAAGGCTCCGTCCTGCAAGGCATCCAGAAGCTGCAGCAATTGGACATCGTCGTGGATCCGCACTGCGAGCACGTCATCACGGAGCTTCAGAACTATGCGTGGAAGAAGGACAGAGCGACAGGCGAGTACATCAACGAGCCTATAGACGAGTTCAATCACTGCATAGACGCACTGCGCTACTCACTGCAGTGCGTAGACAAGTACAAGAGGCTGACAAGCGTCAGCAAATCGATATTAGGACTGTAAGGAGAAAACATGAAGTATTACTTCCCACAGGACAAGGCCCTGACGAAGGACATCATCAACAAGTTCATCGAGAAGGACCGCATGGAGAACGCAAGGAAGATTAAACTGTACGACTACTACAAGGGCAGACACAGCATTCTCCAGAGGGCATACGAAGACCCGAGCAAGCCGAACAACCGCGTGGTCAATCCATACGCCAACTACATCACAACGATGATGACGGGCTACTTCATCGGCGAGCCGGTGCAGTACATCTCCGAAGACGAGCAGGCTCTGGAAGAACTCAATAAGGTTTTTGAGTACAACGACGAGCCAAGCGTCAACAAGGAGATCGCCAAGTGGCAGAGCATATGCGGTGAGGGCTACGAGATAGTCTACATCGATAAGGACGGCAACACGCGCTTCAAGGCGCTGCCTGCGCTCGGCATGATCCCGATCTACAACGATGACATAGACGAAGACCTTCTGTATGTCATCCGCTACTGGACAACGAACGACATCGAGACAGACCAGAACATCGAATACGTCGAGGTCTACTCAAGGCTCGACATCACGAAGTATATGAAGGACCTGAGCGGTCTGCGTCAGCTTGAGCAGAAGTATCACCTCTTCGGTCAGGTGCCGGTGACACCGTACTACAACAATGCTGAATGCCAGGGCGATTTCGAGCTGGTCATCAGCGAGATAGACGCATATGACAGCTTCGAGAGCGACAGCGTCAACGAGGCTGACTACTTTGCTGACAGCTATCTCGTTCTTTCCGGCATGGAAGGCACCGAGAGCGAAGATATAGCAGCGATGAAGCAGAACCGTGTGCTCATCTTCCCTGAAGGCGGGACGGGCACATGGCTGACCAAGAACGTGAACGACTCGTG